TTCGGGTAAACTGTTCGGAGATAAACCGGCCGCCGTCGGCGTCGGTCATGTGCGTATCGTCATAAGCCTGCATCAGCTTGAGATACAACGTTGCGACTTTTTCAAGAGCGTTTTCAACGATCAAGGCGCGCTTCTTCGCGCGGGACGAGCCCAGACGCGCAAGCTGCGAGGCATGTCCAGCCGAGCGAACGCCCTGTTCGCCTCGACCCGAAAGGACGGACGAAATGCCCGAAGCCTCCTCGAACATCGCGTCGATCTCGCGAAGCTGTTCGTACAGGCTCTCCGGGATGTCCGGCGCCAGGCGCTCGATCTTGGCGTTCGGCATATCCGTTGCTAGCAAGCCGCCGGGCCGATTGAGCGCGAAATTCTTCTCGTCGAGGATGCCGGTGAAGCCCATCAAGCTCGTCGGCGGGGCGGCCTGCTTCGACAGAAGATCGAGGATTTCGATCATTCGCTTGTTCCTCATCTGCTGGAGGAACATCAGGCGGCTGACTTCAGACTGACCCCAATAGTAATCGGGCATCGGGTTCGGGCAAATCTGGATGAAGGGGCTTTCACCCTTCAAGAACAGTTGTTCATTCGGCCGGTCATAGATGATAACGTCCGGGTCAGCCTTGGTAACGACTTGATAATCTTGAGTTTCGTCGTTCCAGACGTAAAGCTCGGTCATCTCGATGGTCGGCTCTTCGACCTCCGGCTTCATCCGGTTGTAGCCGTAGAGATCGAGGTTGACCGTGCCGTAGATTGTCGGGTTCGACTGGCTGAGGACGATTCGGTCCACGCCATCAGGCACATAGGTCTCGACGTTCTGCGCCGCTGTCACCCGGTCGACAATCTGCTGACGCTTCGGGTGGCTGTAGAGCCGGGCGTAGAGATCGGACTTGGTGATGTAGTAGGTATGAACGAAGGCTTCCTGCCGGTCGTTGTACGCGATGTCTTCGCGCAGCACGCCATACGAAACCGGCGAGATGAAGTACGGGTGGATCGAGCCCTTGTTGACGATCAGCTTGATGAACGCGCTGTCGTAGACCATGGACCAGGTGAGCGCCGTCGCGAAGATTTGATCGGCGTTGGAATTGTTCCACTCGTCGTTCAACGCCTGCTCAAGGCGCGGCACAAAGCGGTACTGGCCCGGATCGACCGACGCGCCAAGGTTGATCGAGAAGCGCGTGGTATCAGCGGAGTAGAGAAACGCCGACAGCTGGTCGATGTGCGGAAAGATTTTGTTGTAGTGCGCCGGGCTTTCCTCCGGCCCCGATCCGAACAGGTAGTACGACCGGAGGCTGGAGTAATCGGCTCGGCGCCGCTCGCGCGACACGAGACACTTGCGAATGAGATCGAGATAGAACTCTTCGCGTTCTTGCGGGTCGCGCGGGATAATCATTTATCGACCTTCAGGTTTTCATGGTCTGGCACGTAGCTTGCCGCCATCGGACCGCGTGTGATGTTAGCATCCTTTGGCGAAAAGCCAACCGACTCGCCTTTAACCGACTTGATCGCGCCGTTCATCACCGATTGCATGTTGAAACGGTTGTCACCGCCCCAAATCACGCCATCACCGGGTCGAGGACCCTGCGGTTCGGGCGGGGCGTTGTTGCGGGTCAGGTATCCAGACTGATGCTCGCCTTCTCGGGTGGATTTGATGTCCGTCATCCCGAAATCCTTGGCAAGTGTCTTCAAATTGGTGTCATTGCGCTTGCTGCGACCGCCTACAACGCTGTCGCGCATGGTCGGGGCCTTCAGGATCACGACATTGATGCCCTGGTGGCATCCTTGGGGGCATTTAGGCTCCCATGCCGTGAAATAACCATGAGCTTCGCATTTGTAGTCCCGCAAGATAGACATGTCGTCCCCTATTTCTTCAACTGCTCGGCAAATGACGGGCTCGAATAGTCCGATTTGTTGCGTATGCCGGGTTTCAGCCTCACTTGGCCGTCCGAGACCGTCAATTCAACACCTCGACCCATGCGAGGACGCGGAACCTGCCGATATTGCAGAAACCGCGTTTTGTCCTTGTTATATACCATGACGACGTCGCCACGGGTCATACGCTCTAGCGCGCGGCTGACGGCGATCTGCGTGTGTTCCGTCATCGGCATGTCCTTGATCTGGAACACGCGCTTTATCAGGCTCTCCGATATCCCCGCCAGTTCCGCGAACATCGCGAGGGAGAGCGTCCGGTCCTTGTCCGCGAAGTATCTGTCCATCTGCCGGTAGAGTTCGGCCTTGGTCAGTATCTCCATCATTGCCCGTGTCCATGTTTCCTCAAGTATGAGGCCAGCCCATCCAAACGGACAACATCATCCCATACTCTGCCCAAAACAACATTACACGGGACGCACAACATTCCGCGAATACGCCCGGTTCGATGGCAATGGTCAATCGCATACCCACCCTTGCCTCGCCGCAGAACCGTTCCGCAACCGTCCACGTCGCAAATGCCGCCTTGGCTTTCCCACATACGCTCAAACTCTTTCTGAGTTAGTTTGAACTTATTTCTAAGATGTCTCTGGAAATCTTTCGAGCGAACAATGTCTTGGTTCCTAGATCTCCAGCTTTTGTTGCGCTCAAGAATGTCATTTTTCTTTTCCCTGTATGATTCTTTCTGACGCTGTAGAATCTGTTCTTTTTTTTGCTCGTATCGGACCTTAGACTGGGCAAGAAGCCTATCTCGATTCTTTGCGTAGTACTCTTTCATCCATTCCTTCTGTGCGTCGGTCTTCATGCTTGGCTCCTAAAAAAGAAAGGCAAGAAACCCATACCAATCTTTTTAAGAACCGTAAACTCCTATCTTCTTGAGATAGTCGGACACATTGCGGCCTACCGATATTTGCTCAGGGGTGAATTGTTCCTGACCATGAGAGACCGCACGGGTGTGCCGTTCCATGATGAGCCTCGGCTGAAGCTGCTCCGCGTAAGCTGCGATGGCAAGCGCGCTGGCGATCACTCGGTCGTCTTTGCCGCGACCGGGCGCATGGATCGACCCGCCCTCGCGCACGATGCCCTTCATCTCTTCGAGCGTGTCCATGGACTTCACGGTCATCAGCCCGCGTTCAAAATAATCCTTCATGTAGTTCATCATGCGCTCTTTCGAGGCGTGGGTCGTCAGCCAGCCGATGCTGTTCGAAACGCCGCCCATCGTGTCGTTCTTGCGCCAGATGTAATTCGTCATGTGCGACAGGACGGCCATCAGATCACGCCCGCCCTTGTCGGCCGACATCACGGAAGCCTGTCGCTTGAGATTGCGAAGCTCGTTGATGACGGCCTGGCCCGGCCCGTTCACCTCGAGGTTCAGCGTCGAGTTCTTGTACGCGCCGGCCAGATGCGCGATCACCCACGCGAACTGATACGTGTTCAGTTCCGACGTGGCGAACTCGGCTACCTGATCCAGCCCATCAGCGTAACAACGGTATACGTTAATGCAAAACCGATCAGCCCAATCAGAGCTGCCATAGGCAGGATCAGCACCAATAACATAATAAGCCGTATCAATAGGCTGCTCCCACACCTTAAGCGTCGCCAGCTTGTCGGACGACTTAAGGACTTCCGTGTCTTGGAAGTTCGCGCCGAAGGCGTATCGGTAGGCATCGAATTTTTCCGTCTTGGCTTTCCGAGCTGCGTCCGAGCATCGAGCGTTCGAGAAGAAGCTCGTGCCGGTCATCACGAAAGCATAGTCTTCGGTCGGCGGGAACTCCTGATACATCAACGCATCGTCCTTGATGCCCTCGTGCATCTTCCATCGCCACCACGCGATCTGCCGGCTGTTGATCTCGACGCCGTACAGCTTCTTGATGTCGCGGACCCATTCTTTCTCTTCGCCGGTCAGCCGCCCGTCCCAGTACGTCTTGTAGACCGACGACGCCGGGTCAGCCATGTAGAACTCGTTGCGCCACCATCCGCAGAAGATCGCGCGCTGCGTGCGAGCACGCTTGGCGGTGACATACATGTCGTGGAACATGTTGAACCCGCGCGCCGTGCTCTCGAACAGATAGAGCCGGTCGGGGTTGTTCTCGGCGAGCGACGCCAGCAGCGACGCCAGACCTTCCTCGTCGCCCCACGAACTCGTCTCGGTCCCGTGCAAGTACGTGATCGCCTTGCCTCGACCGAGCGAACCTTTCTTCTTCAGACCGGCGACCTGATAGAATATTCGGCTGCGGTTACGCAACGACAAGGCGTTCCGGTTGTGGGTCACTTGCGGGATTTTGTACTCGCGCGGAAGGCCGTCCATGTACATCGCAAGCGTCGTGCGAAACATGTCCCGGTTTTCTTCAGTATCAGTGGTAAGTGTCCCTTGCAGGCCAGGATTGATAAAATGCCAATATAAATCAAGGGCAAGACTAATAGTCGTAATGCCAAGCTGCCGGCCTTTGAGAATAACGAAGAAATGGCAGTCATCCTCCAGTCCTTTCGCGATCTCGTTCATCACATAGGTCTGCGT